TGAGCAGACACTAAACAAACAGACAGTTAGAGGTGGTTAAACCTGCTGAGCCAACTGTACTGGTTCAATCAACTCACACACATAGTGTAAGAAGACATTGCCAATAAGGGTAGCCGTAGCATTACCACCAAGCGTACTAACATCGACATAGGCAGGACAATAAGTATTCTTCACCACACTGGTGAAGCCATTAAACACTGCCTGTGAGACCACACAGGGATACCACGAGAGTGGCATCCTGTTAATGTCCAGATCAAGGCATACACTCCCAGCTGGGAGAGGCCTCCGGACATTAGTGTCCAACAACTCACTGCCATTATACCCACCCCACTGAGGGGAGGTGACAGACCTGTAGTTGGACTGAGCTGCACCAAGAGAAGCTGGAGACGTGTCAGAAAAGTCATATCCCAAGTTCATCACCACTGATCCTGGAGTGGATGTGGGACAACTAGGAATATAAATCAATCTGGCTGCTCTCCACCTGTATTTGGAAAAGTTGCCGGATACACCAGCAAGCCAATTTGGCTGGGCATTGTGCAACGGTACCCTGGTGGTGGCAAACGCCCCCAAGGCAGCCGTATTAACATTGTTGACAACTTCACAGTTATCAACCATGGCACTGTCGGACGTTGAACGCAGATTGGGCATCCGAGACCGGCGATACAACCCACTACCAGAGGCGGGGACCTCCATCACAAATGATGTAGACCTCCCGTCTCCAGAGTTCCTTTTCCTCTTCAAATTACGCCGACGAGCTCCGGTCATGTCGTATTCACGTACTACCTTGACCACCTCAGAACGGGTGGCCATTTTCCTATTGCTATTGCTATTCTTACTAGAAGTCATTATGTAGTTCCTATATTAGTCCTAGATTCTCCCCCAATGGTTATATGTTGGAGCTTGGAGTAATCGTAATTAAAACTATGGTGAGTAGTTTCAGGTGGGGATCTACTGAGAGCACCTATGACCCCAACAATGACAATCACTATTATCCACACCACCAGGAGGGAAACCTCCTCCCGACAGCGGCAGTGGAAACAACTACACATCAGAAATTGTAGTTGTTGGTGACGGTCATGGTGTCAGCCACGTATGTGTTGGACACGGAAGGTCCCATGTCTTTCTTAACATCCGACTCTCGATTGATCGCTGTAGAAGCAGCACCGGAAACTCCGGACCCCCCACTTGATCTACCTCTACTGGAGCTACTGTTAGTGTTAGTGTTATCCATTCGTTAAGCATTAAACCTGGTGAGGATTCAAGCCCTAGAGAAGTGGAGCAGGTTAGGCCTCTCCTCATAATGTCCAGAAAATCTGGACAAATTAAGGGGCTGAAACCCGCCTTCTAGGGCAACTTGGTCGTCTGGGGTAAGCCCAAACGCTAACCAGAAGGAGAATCTAGACTCAGGGGTAGGTTCAAGACCCAAATAGGCTCCGCTTCTCCCGAAACGGTACCTCCAGATCTCATCCACGGCCAGCCCTGTTTTCCCAGTAGAGCCCGAGACACTCGGGTATTGCTCGAAAAACTTCGCCATGACCGGCACCCCATCATTCACGATTCTTCCTCCAGTTCCAACGGCGTCCACCCACTCGTGAACATCGGATTCAGTGTTGAAATGAGACAACGCATGCAGGTCCTTAGATAGACTCTGGTGAACGTTCCGAATCATGCGATATGTATTGCCCACCAAAATGGGCCTACATTGGCAAAACTCGATTCTCTCAAGATCATACACTGGCTCCTCCACTTTCATGGAAAATCCGAGGCCTGTATAATAATCTTTCAGGCCAACCGTAACGCGTTCGAGATCATGTTTCTCAACAATGAGCATGCAATCATCTCCATTATTTGCTAACCGGAATTTTTGGACCCCTCGTAGTTTACAC